TATCATAATTTGTGGATGCAAAAACCTCATTATGATGTGTGGGTAGACGATAAAGCTGACTGGATATTTGATGTATGACATTGTTTTTATAAGCTATAAAGAACCTAATGCTGCTGAAAATTATGCTGCACTAAAAGAACGATTTCCTATGACTAAGCCTGTTGACGGAGTAAAAGGAATACATCAGGCACACATTGCTGCTGCAAAGAAATGTTTTACTAAAATGTTTTGGATTGTTGACGGTGATGCACAGGTTTTAGATTCCTTTAATTTTGATTATGAAGTTCCAGATCATCAGTTAGATCATGTACACGTTTGGCGCAGTAAGAATCCTATAAATGGTTTAGAGTACGGCTACGGCGGAGTAAAACTTTTTCCTAGACGTATGACAATAAACATGGATACAAGTAAACCTGACATGACTACAAGTATTAGCGACAATTTTCGAGTAATGAACGAAATAAGTAACATTACTGCATTTAATACAGATCCGTTTAACACTTGGAAAAGTGCATTTAGAGAATGTGCAAAATTATCAAGTAAGTCTATACAAGGACAACTTAATATTGAAACTGAAGACCGATTGGCGGCGTGGCTAAATCCTATTTCAGATGCACTTTATAGAAATGAAGCAAAACGCGGCGCCCAAGAAGGCAGAGAATACGGAGAAAAACACGCACAATCACCGCAAGATTTGCGTAGAATAAATGATTTTGATTGGTTGTATGAACAATTTTCAAACAATACCCTGGGATAAAATTACCCAATTTGGACAGAAGACACTCCTAAAGAGCCATCTTTTCACAGTTTCTTGGATACTGGCTAGATTTTGTAATTATTCATGCAGTTATTGCTGGCCATACGCTAGATCTAGTACCCCTGACCACCAAGATCTAGAATTGTACTTACACACACTAGATAGTATCAAGGCACAGGCAAGAGATAACGGTTTTACAGATTTTCATTTTTCGTTCAGCGGAGGCGAGCCTACAGCGTATAAATACTTTGGGGAGATCATAGATCATTACTGTAGGGATACAGCACCCGAATACCAAAGTATTCATATGACCACAAATCTATCACCAGGTGTGAAATGGTGGAACAAGTGGATACTTAACACAGACACACTGCAAAGAAAAAGCATCACAGCGAGTTACCACGCTGAGTTTGCTAATGAACAGGAGTTTGGAGATAAGTGTCTCTTATTAGCTGATAATGAAGTATTTGTTACAATCAATCAAGTCATGGTGCCAGAAAGGTTTGAGGAACTTTACGAACGCTGTGAACGATTTGCCGCCCGAGGTATTAATGTCACTCTCAAACCACAATCCGACCCCACTGCCTCCTTCGTGGTACATGGATATACACCAAGCCAACTTAGACAGATGCAAACAGGATTCCCCCAAAGAATCCCAGATAGATATAAAAAAATAATTCCTTTATACCAAGTAGAATTACAAGATGATGCAGGTAACATATATAATGTTGATCAAGCCGAGCGATTCAATGCCTTTGGTTTTAATAAGTTTAAAGGATGGACTTGTAATGCAGGATATCAAGGATGCGTTATAAGAGGTAATGAAGTAAAGCGGAGTTATAGTTGTAGTGAAGAACCGTTAGGCACACTACAAGACGGTTTTACGCTGTTTAAGGCACCATCTAAATGTGTTACTGATACTTGTGTAAGCAGTGCTGACTCAAAGATTCCTAAGGTAAAAATATGAAAGTTGAAATAGAAGATGTATTGTTTTGGATGGATGCAATCCGTAATAGCGAAGATAGATATCGCACACTCGAAAGTTTTTGGAAAGGACAAGTTCGAAGTAAAGTTTGGCTTAGTGATCATTTAAACAATTGGTACATAGGTTTAAAAGATATAGTAATATTCGGAGGGTGGAACGGAGTGTTGGCAAGTATTCTTTTTAATGCTCGTCCGGATATTAAAAGTATTATTAGCGTTGATATAGATCCTACTTGCGAAGAAATTGCAAACACTGTAAACAAGCGTTATGAAATGGAAGGCAAATTCAAAGCAGTAACCGCTGACATGTGCAACTACAAGTACGATGCACATTTAGTAATCAACACAAGTTGTGAACATATTAATCAACAGCAGTATGAAACTTGGTTAAGTAACATACCAGAACAGGCTATGATAGTATTACAGAGTAACGACTATTTTGATTTAGATGAGCATATAAGATGTGCTACTGACTTAGAAGACTTCGTAGAAATGAGTAAAATTTATGTTACATGGAAAGCAGAGTTGCAAACTGAAAAGTATAAAAGATTTATGCTTATTGGTCAAAAAGTAATAGATTGATCTTTAAATTTGTTAAAACTTTGTTCTAATAGCGCATTATGTTTTTCCACATCAATTATTCCACCGATTGCTACCATGACCTTTCCTGGCCCAGCCATTGTAGCACCGTGATAGTATTTGTCGTGTGATAAACAAAACACAGGATTACCTTTATCTATTTTAGGATAAATTTTATCACCGTTATCATTTTCAGAAAGAAAAAAACTTTTGTATTCGTGTTTTGTAAGTAGTATATTATAACGCTTTGGGTCTAATAATTTTGTATCATCGTCGACTATTTCAAAATCTTCTCTATCTTTATGAATCGGTACATCACTTGTTTGTTCTAATGCCATTACTAAACTTAGTTGTTTATACGGTAATTGATCTATAACGGAAGCAATTTGCGGAAATTTAGTATCAAAACTATCGTAGTATTGTCCAATGCTATCCATTAATACACTTGAATGTTTTTTATGGTATTGATATATA